TTATGAATAACATCCGGAACCCTCAAATAAGGCTTAGTCTGACCCCAAGTGACGTGTTGAGTAAACTCCTCAGTGGTTGAACAATCAATAACCCTACTGTAAGTGGTGTTAAGGTCTGGATTGCTATAGCCACTCAAGCCAGGATTGGGATCGTAAACAACCTTAAGTCTAAATTTGTGAAACGTTGATTTCATAATTCTAAACTTAAACTTGATGGAGCCCTTCCAGTAAACGAATGGCTGGCTTGCGTGACAAAGTGGCGTTTGGTTAATCATGCGTCCTCTTTCCCCCCTGCCTGAAGTGGTGGAAGGAGTGACAGTGGATAAAGCTGGCATGACCCTCATGGCAGCTATCTGCTCTCCGGAAGTTTGTGATACCGTAATCGGAAATTGAAATAGCAAAGCGTCCTGCTTACACTGGTCTGCAATTACGAGCCTATCAGGCTCGTCAATGCCAACAGTGCTAGAACTAACAGAAAGCTCTTGCTTTGGATCAATAGAAAGCTTAGATATGTGCTCAAAAAGAGTCGTAGAAGCAGTGTTGGACAAATAACTGTTCACAACCCTAGTATCAACTGACTGAGGGTTAACTCTGTCAAAGCCAAAAGCTTTAGCTACTGAACCAATACCCCTGGCAACTTTTGAAGCAACCGTGGCTGGACCACCCAACACGGGTGTCATGGTGTCAAGCCCATCAGCAATGGCAGTTGCAGTGTCAGAAATGATGGAAGGGTTTTCCGTCGAAGACGGAACTAAAGAACCTGACACAGCATTCGTGGGAATGGAAAGATTCACATTCTCTGCCCAAGCAAAAACAGTAATAGTAACTGGGGCATTTGATGCATTAGCATTTCTAAGAGGCATAAAAGAAGTGAATCTCAACTGCCCAGCACCCTGCCAATCCCTAGCTGGTATAGAATACCAATTATAGGGTTGAAAAAAGGGTAACGTGATGTTACCACCTTCAGACTTGGTCGGAGATATGCTGAAATTGGGCCTCTGTGTATAATAAATAAGGCCGTCAACATCAGTGTAAGGGTCACCATCAGGTGTTGGAAGATATGAAACAAGTAAATCACCATAATAAAAGGCATTACCATTAATCACGACTTTAACATGAATGTTGCATCGTAACAAATTATAATTGTCTATTTTCTGAGTGACTTTTGAATCGTTAAGATATAGTGACCAAGGATCTATCACAAAATCTGCATCGGAATTAACATCCCAAGAATGCTGATGAATTTGAATGGGACGTTTAAGAAAGTCCGCAAGCGTTGCATCAGAAGCTCCTCCCTGAGAATAAGCTCCATCCATAGAAGTAGGGATAGTAGTATCGTGTTGAATCTCATCGTCCTCAAGACACACGTTTTCTTGAGAAGTGCAGCCTTCCGTAGTTGAAAAGCTAAGAGTCGAATTGGGGACAAAGTCCCTGTTAGTTTTAATCGCGTCAAGCGCGGAGTTAAGAGTTAAAAGAAAAATTTTCATGGTTAATAATATAAGAGTCGGGCTTGCAATTTCGATCTTCAGGGCGCCGAATGCCGTAGAAGAAAGTCCATGTCTCGGTAGGAAGCCGGATTTGTTAGGGTGTTTACTCACCACTACTAAGTCAAAGAGCTTCGCGGTCTTCCAACTCCTTAACAGCGCCTATCTCTTGTTCTTCAATGTAAGTCAAAGAATTGCGAATTGATGAAAGCCCGCATTCGCGTTGTGACTTGTTGTACACAGAAGACAAGTACTTATTGCGCTCTGCAAGTGTTGACTCGTCATAATTTATATCAGAAGTGTGTCCATCATAAAGCGATTTAAGCACCGTGTTATCCGTCAAAACCCTAACAGCATCCACGTAAGCCTGGTCCACTGTAACATAGTTCTTTCTACTGCTAACCACATTCTCGCTGGCACTGGAAGATATCATTGCAATCTTGCCACCAGAAATGAGTCGTGATCTACCAATAAGCTGTCTATCCATGTCAAGCCTTTTAAGACGGCGCATCTCTGCTGGCCTGCTAAGTTTAAGAATGGCACTAATCATTGAATGGTGTGCACCAAAAAACACCTTGTGTTTACTAACACAATCCGCTCTAATAACTAACTCAAGGACAGCTTTTTGTATAATGTGATCGTCATCATTCAAAACTAAATTGATGAACTTCTCATACCTGACAGGACACGCTGAAAGCTCGATGGACGTCACAAACAACAAGCCAGCCAAAAAAGAAGTGACATTGTTGTCGTCAGTCATCCACTCCTTGGGGCCCATGCCGTAGCACTTGGTGAGCGACGTGGACTTAAGCATCATGAACTCTCCAACTAAATTTCTGGACAAAAAGGCATCGACAGCATCATGTGTCACTTGAAACCCTGTGTGAACTTCTATTTTAGAAGCAATCCACCCAGCAGTAAAGTTCTTCAT